TCTCCTCGCGGATCATACGCTTATTCTGATAATCGAAATTCCGGAAATACGTTTTTATCAGGAGGCCGACATTCTCCCCCTTTTGGAATTCGCGGTAATACGCCTCCAGGAGGCCGAGGGGGTTCTTACGATCGGTCCACTCGAATATCGAATAAAACAGGTGGCCGTCGAAATTAGGGAGCTCGTATGGATCCATAGAAAAATCCCGGACCGTTTCGATGGCCTGTGGATAAATACGGATAATAGCGTCAGGGACCGCCTTACGGATCGCGTCCGCGTTGGCCTCGGAGCCGGTCCAGATCTCATCCATGAGAGCGAGGCCGCGCGCGAAATCTTCCGGTACTGTATCAGTCTCCCAGAAAAAATGTCCGATATGGTACTTCCCGTCCTCCATATACTTTTTATACTGATCGGGCGTCGTATGTAAGATCTTAATCCCATAGTCCCCGGTATTGTGAGTGAGAGCCTCGACGACCTGGCCGAGTGATCCGAAATCTGAGGGTTCCGTCGTATATCGAACGGCCTTAGCGATGACGTTTACGCCGGCGATATGTAGCGCGGCGGCGGCGTGGCGGTTAGCCTCCCCGTATCCTGAGTAATCGAATAGAGGACCGCAATAGGCGACATTCATTTTTTACTCCTATGATCTGCCGTAGCGTTCTCGATAAAATCGGCTATCTGGCGGAGACATTTCCAGTCATAGTACGAGGGCCCGTAGTCCTCGAAAACATACTTACGCCAGTTTCCGGCCCATCGAATATATCCGATCTCCTCCCCGGTGTCTTTATTATGGACGGTCCAGATCTTCGTCCGGCCAGTTTTCGATAGGCCCGCCTCGCGGATCTCTATATATGGGCTTTGATCTTTAGCCATTCTTTTTCTCCAGGTGCTCGACGATATCCTTTACGGATACTAGGCCCGCGTTACGCTCGTAAAGTATTTCGCCGGCGATCGTTTTTAATTGAGCGATCAGATCCTGAGGTTCTGCTATTTTATCCAGATTTTCCTTATCGGCCGGTTTTTGGATGGGATCAGGGGTGGGAGTGCTTTCCTTAGCCGGCGCGGAACTTTCCTTATTTATACGAGGATCGTCTGACCCCTGTTCGTTATTTGTATTTGGACTAGACGGAATTAGAGGTTCTGGATTGCGGGCCTTATGTCTTTCGATCTCCTGGCCGACTTCGATAGCGGCGTGAACGACTCGATCGAGTGGACGAGTTTCTGGCTTAGTCGTAGATTCTAGTCCACTTTGAGGATCTGACCCCTGTTCCTGGACTGGACTACTTGCCGGCTTTACAACCCTTACCGGGCCATCCACGTTTCCATCCAGCTTATCGGCGATATGCTTAGGGACCATAAGGCGAGAGATCAGTTTCTTATCGCGATAATACATTCCCTCGCGCTTTTCATATACGGGCTCGGGTTTGATAGCCTCGAGCTCGTCTTTATGCTGTTCCAGGTATCTATGACCGAATGACGTTACGACGTATTTTACTCGAGGAGAATCATCGCGGCCCTGTTTCTGGAAATAGCCGGCGGCCGTCAGTTCCTCCATGTGAGCCTTGAGGAGTGGATAATTCAATTTATAGCCGTCGATATTCTCGTTACGAATGAATGAGAATCCCGATCGGTCCGGGTTCGCCTTGATAGTTTTGATGTACCACGCGCGGGATCCGACGCCGGTTTCTTTGAATTCTGACATTTTACACCTCCTCCACATTTAAATATTTGCTATCGGCTCGAGCCTGGACCGGACGATCCTCCCAGGATTTGAGGATCCCGGCGAGCTGTTTCGCGGTCCTCTTATAGGTAAATTTCTCGACGTATTTCGAGGCTTTTTTTCCGAGAGCTTTCATTTCGGCCTGATGATTATAAGCGTATCGCATTTTCGCCCGGAGATCCTTTATATCAGGAGCGACCATCGAGCCGACGTCCTGGCCCTTGAAACGATTATAGAGGGCCGGCGATTTCTCCGTAGCCTGGACCTCGAGCATATATTCGCTGTTAAAGTACGCGGAGATTCCATGAGCATTAGGGACGATCGCCGGGAGGCCAGTCGCCATAGCCTCGAGCGGAGTAATCCCGAATCCCTCGCCTCTCGATGGATATACCATGCAATTAGCGCGGCCGAGTAATTCCCGGAGGCCTTTTTCATCCAGGCGGTCCCGGATAACTTCGATGTTCGGATATTGAGATTTCATGATCGGGATCGGGGAGTTCTGGTGGACCGTTTTCAGGATCAGACGAACGGGCTCGTTATCCTTGAACTCCTCGGAGAACGCGGTAACGACCTCCATAAATCCCTTTCGGATATTGAATGAGTCGTAATGGATAAACGTAAACGGCTCGGAGTTTTCCACAGGGACCGGGCGATCGATGTAATAGAATTGCTCGTCATTATAGCCCAGGTGGACGACTGTCGATTCTATCCCGGCGTTTTTGAATACCGCCTGACACCACTCGGACGGGACCAGGACCTGATCGGCCGCTTTGAGATACTCGGGCCAGTCCTCGGGGATCCTGTCGCTCTCGAACATGGTAAATATGATCCGGACGGGTGTACGCATAGCATTTACGCCGTAGGGATACGAGTACAGTAGGCCGATCTTTTGGCCCGAATAGTTTTCCGATAAATAAATACCCTCGCGGAATAGCTCTTTTTTCAGGAGATCCCGGCTCATACCGTAGCCGTCAGGCGACGACGAGACGGTTTGATAGAATATCCCGTCGCCCTTTTCCATCGCGGCCTCGGCGGCATATCGCGCATGTTTGGCGAGCATAGCGTCGATCTCCGCTTTCGTCGATTCGCGGAGTCCGGCGGCCATAAGTTTTTTGATCTTCTCGGGATCCTCATGTTCGACCACGCGGCCGAACTTATTCGTTAAATACATGAGACGCCTCCGATACTAGAACGACTCCAGGAATTCGCGGCTAAACTTATTACCTGGAGCCGTTTTAATATCTGAGTTAGTTTCGTTAGCCGCGACATACCATAAGCATATCATGAGGAGTTATCCCCAGTCGATACCGAGTTTTCCACAGAAAAAACAGGGGTCGGTCCTATCCGCCCCTGTTCTGTGGATAACGCTACGTCTTATTAATAGATGTAGAGAAATTCCGAGGCCGAGGCCGTTTTCGTCCGTTGCGAATAGAGCCCGGCGAAATTCATTTCCGATATGAGGATCGTTCCGTCGCCGTTTACGCGCTCCACATAGACGACATGACCGTAATCCCCGGCTGTTGTCGTTCCGACGGCTCCGGCGCGCGGCTGAGAGCCCGTAGGCAAGCCGTAGGCCTGGGCGCGATAGTACCATGTATTCGCATTCCCGAGATCGTTTGGAATGTCCGCTCGGCGGCTCTTGACGTACCAGGTACAATTCCCCGGCGCGTAATTATTGCCAGGATAGAGCCCGCCCGTAGAGCGTGGAGCGATCGTATTTACGGCCGACGGGGCGATGACAGGGGTCGGCGTTGGCCGATCTGCCAGGACCTCCGTTTCGTCAGGAATTAAAATAACCTGGCCGATATGGATAAGATCTGGGTTCGTGAGATCTGTATTTTTATTCCACAATCGGGGCCAGGTTGTATTCTGTTCCGTCGCGATCTTCGAGAGGTTATCTCCTCCGACGACCGTATATTTCCGGGGCTCGGGTTTAGCCGGCTCCGGACTGGTACTCGGGGGGACCTCCGGTTTCGGCGTCTCTATACGTTTAATAACCGGCTCGGGGGATTTCTTGATCCACCACTGGCCGGCGTTCGATGTATTGAGACTGAGAAAATCGAGGGTATTGTTACTATTTTGAACCGCGCTCGCTGGGACCGGAGTCGCCAGGATTGCCGCAACGGATAGGACCGCCGCTATCGTTAGAAATTTTACTTTTATGCTAGTTTCCTCCTTAGCTCATCCAGTTTACCATGAGCAATATTCCGGCCGTCAATATTGACAAAATGAAAAGAGCCGCTCCATTTGGCCCGGCTCTCTGTTGTTTTTTAGTCGATGATTTTTATTTTCGCCCGGTCGTTTTGGGAACATTCGGGCTGTCCTCGTCCGGCGGAATAATGGGCGAGTCATTCTGTGAGTACGATCCGGGTCCACCGCTCCGGATTGTCTTTATGATAGCATTAGCGGAATAAAAAAATCCCCCCATTTCGGGGGGACTTTTCCACAGTCCGGGGACTATTGAGACTCTAGGACGAATCCCTGACGAGCGTCGTTTACGCCTGTACCGAACAGGACGTCGATCTGGCCGATCGTGCTCATAGACTTCGTGTCGTATGCGCGCATGACGCGTACTGACAGGCCGGCCTCTGATTGGACCGTAGTCGCTTGAACGCCGAGGCCCGCGCCTGGGATCTCTAGGCTACGAGACGCAAGTACGAGAGCGTTCTTCGTGTAGAAGAAGTTCTGATACCACGCTGGAGAGCCCACAGACTCGACAAGCTGGCCCTCGAATACGTCGAATCCGGCTACTCGTCCGACCGTACCCTCGGTAAGAGCGCGGTTGTTAGGGATGAGCTTAGGATCGATAAACGCGTTAGCTTGCAACAGGCCAGTAATGACGGTCGGGTGAACGTAGCCGTATTTCTGGGCGAGCTGAGGGACCTTATTCAGGCTCATGCGCTCGCGGACCTTTTGAACGCCCTTGACGTAGCGATCAGCGTCGGAGCCGGTAACATCGACGTTATCGAATTCGCTCGCGTGTGCGGCAAGCTGAGACTCGATTTTTTCGGCTAGAACGATAACGGCGTCCTCGATGTAACCAGGGAGAGCGTCGCTCTGTTGCATAGCCTTAGTGAAATCTTCCTCGGCGAGACGGACGTACCAGTGTTGATCGACTGTGATTTCCACGTCGTCGGCGTCTGGTTGCTGAGTTTCAGCGTCCACATGCTGAGTTTTTTGCTGGGCGACGATAACGCCTCGGCGTGGGATGTGGATCTTTTGTCCCACTTTAGCGACCTGGAGATCGCTATCCTTTGAAACGGTTTTACCCAGATTCAGGTATGAGCCGAGTAGGCCCATAGACTCGTTAGCGATAACTTCAGGGATCCAGGGTGCATTCTGATCTGTACCCATAGTGTTCGGATTAGGATTGGTAGCGGCCATAGTATTAAATACTCCTTTTTAGGCTATTGATGTGGAGTAATATCATCCTCGATCAGTCCGGCGCGCATAGCTTTGATGATTTCATCTCGGTTATCCGCGTAGAACTTAGGATCTTTGAGCTGAGAGCGTTTGAATTTGCTCGGAGCTCCGCCTCCGTCGCCACCGTTATTATTCGATGGGGTCCCGAGGTTTGGATCATTACTTCCACCTGATTTATTAAATAAATAAGCCTTGTCCGTTTTTAGAGATTCGATGACTTCATCGATACCCGATACGTTTCCGTTATCATCGATCTGAACTTTCGATCGATCGATGAGCTTGAGAGCCGCCTCCAGATCTACCACGCCGCCCGGAACGAGTTTATTCGTTAGGGCCTGATCGATCCGCATGTTCTTGATAGTGTCGTTCGCTTTATCGAGATCCGCTTTACGAGTCTCGGCGAGCGTCTCGAATTCCTTGTTATCCTCGAGGCGTTTCTGTTCTGCCGCCGCCGCGTCGTCCTTGAGCTTTTTAGCCTCGGCCGCTTGGTCGCGTAGTTCTTTCACGCGTGGGAGGTTCCAGAGATTCGGGTTCTCGAGAACTTGCTGGAGTTGTTCTGCCGATAATGATTTGAGATCTACGTTTCCGTTTGATCCGCCACCATCGCCACCACTTCCGCCGCCGTCTCCGGGGTTTGGTGCTGGGTTCGGGTTAGGGTTTGGATCTCCGCCAGGGTTGCCCCCGCCGTTATCTCCACCCGCTCCAGGATTTGCGTTAGGTTGTCCAGGTACTGACATCTGATCTCCTTCCGTTTTTTACGCGGTCCGTTTCCGCTATTGGATCTATTACTTATTACGCTTGTTATTATTGTGGATAACCTGGGGATAAGTCAATAGCATTACCGCTATCTATTAAACGGATTATCGTAGGCCTTAGTTTTCCGGGCGAGATCCGGATTTATCACGTTCGCGGCGTGTTTACAGTGGGGATGGAATAATCCCTCTGATTTCGCCTGGGCGAGAGTGCCGGCGACAGTGTATCCGCCGGGGAGTTTCGTTCCGGTTGGAGTATTGTCGGTAATCGATAGGATCTTCCCCTCCCATTTACGACATGCGGGGTGTTCGGTCCCATGATTCGAGATCTGGACGAGATCGTATCCATACTGGACCATTCGATTTACGAGGCCCTCATTACGAGCCTCGACGGCTTTCGTCCGGACGAGCATATTCGAGTAACGATCGAACGACCATTCCCGGCCGGAACGATCGATCAGGGACCCGATCCCGGTATCCTCGATCTGCTGGACGAGAGCCTTAGAGATCATTTTCCGAGTTTCGGCCGTTAGCTTTCCCTCGGCGATCGTCATCGTGAGCTGTTGGCGTTGCGTCTGACTGATAATATTCGATACGTTTTTCGAGATCCCGGTTATCGCCTGGAATGCGGCGTAACGTGTTTCGTCCACGAGTGCGGCAATAGCCCGGACGTTTATCGGAGCGGATGAGGCTGTGGATAAATCGACGCCCAGTTTCCGGAGATCCTGGAGAGCGATCGCCGCGCCGTCGTTATAGTATTTCGGGATCTCAGTTTTGATCCACTTATCCACATCGACGCCTAGCTGTTCGAGCTCATAATTAATACGGACCATGAGGCGGGCCCGTTGGATCTGGCCGGCGGCCGAGGCGGTTATGATCTCCTTAGTAATCTTCGTATAGACGCGAAAATATAAATCGATAAGAGCCTGGATACCCGGTTCTCGTAGCTTTACGGGGCCGCGATCTGCCATAGGTTATACTCCCGGGTTCGGATTTGGCGGGGTAGGGGTGTTATTTGGAGGCGTTGGAGGTTGGCCGTTATCATCGAGCGGAGGTAATGTCGGACCATCTTCGGCGTCGATCTCTTTGACCTTAGCCTGGGCCTCCTCGGGGGTTTTTCCATCGAGTTTAGCGATCTCGTCGGCGCGAGACGATAGGCCGGCGTCGATTCGTTTCGTAGCGGTTTCGACTTGCTCGGTTTCGTCATTGATAACGCCGTCGCCCCATTGAATAGTCGGCCGTTCGATTTCGCCAGGAGACGCGTCGCCGGCTTTTACGCCCCAGGCCTTAGCGAGCTCCATCGCGGTAACGAGCATATCCTTGATCGCGAGATCATAGTATGAAATCTTACGGTTTCGCTTGCGGATCGTCGATAATAGCTTGAACTTGAGAGCGCGGCCGGATTCTGCCTGACCCTCTTTATCCGCGCCCATAGTAGCCGGAGCGATCTCGGAGAACATAAAGAGCATATCCACGAGCTTATCGATCTCTTTAAATGCGGATTCGAGGTTCGCGTTCCAGACGATATATTCCGGCTTATTAAATCCGGGGTTCTCGTTATCGACCTCGAACATTCCGATCGCCTCTTTTTTGACCTTACCCTCCTCATCGATAACGCCAGGAGGGACCGCGAGGATCGGGTCCGAGTGCTTATCCAGGATATTATCGGTTTTCGTGAGACGATTGTTTAATGCGAAAAATAGGGATTCGAGATCCTTATAGTCTGACGGGCCCCAGAACTTACCGTCGCGATAGTTCGGGATAAAGAATACGAGCGATCGATCGACTTTCGTAGCCTCGAGGGATGGGAATCCGAAATCCTCCGGGATCTCGGCCGAAATGATTTTATTCGACGCCTGATCGTACTCGAAAACTTCGTGGGTAATTTGGCCGGGTTGGTGCGTTTCCTTGTGGAGGTACTGTTTCCCGTTCTGCCAGAATGTCGTAGCGATGACGTCCTGGACTGTAACATTCCGGGCGGCCTTTGAATCGAAAATAGGGAAATATTTCTCGGCTCCGACTTGCTCGATGATAATCTCCGGTTTCGCGGTATTATCGAGCGGGTTCCTTTTGCCGATACGGATCTTGAATACATCGCCACCGCGCCGGCTGTTTATGATCGATGACTCGTAGAGCTGATTAATAAGATCGTTTTCGTGGACCAGATTCGAGACGAACGCCTGGGAGTTCTTATCCTTGACGTCGATAGTTACTTCCTCGCCGAATAGCATATCGGCGACGACGCGGCTCATCAGGCCGGCGAAATTGGCGACAATATATCGGAGCTCTTTATATTGCTTGGTAAATTCGCCAGGTATTTTATAGGAAAAAGCGGCGTAATGATCGCCCTCGTAAAGCTGGTCGTAGTGCTTGTATTTATCCAGACGGTCCCGATCGGCCATCTTTGGGAATATTAGAGGGTTATCATTTTGCATATTTTTATAATATCATTATCCCGCTTTAGTTTATCCTACTTGACATATTATGCGTTTTATGCTAGTATGTACTTATGAATCCAGAAACAAAAACATTCCGAATTTGTTACGACGGTAAACTCGATTATCGGGCTACCTATACACCTATCATAAAACAGATCATCGTAAAACGCGCGTCCCATTTATGGGATCAGATCGATTTCTTTTTCGTGAATTCACGCTGGCCCCGTAAGGGCGAACTATAACCCGCCAGACTTGCCGGCGAATACCCTCTTTTTCCCTCGAGCTTTATCTTTGTATTTAATCATTTGGATCGCGATCATATCGGCGAATAACATGTCGTCATGTTTCCCTGTCGCGTGTTCCCGCTTGCCGCCCTCTTTTCGGACGAATGTTTTCATTTGAGAGAGCGTGAGGGCTGATAGGCCTTTGAGTGTATCCTCCTCGAAATGCATAACGAAATCGTCGATCATGACGTCTCGGGATTGGCCGGTAGTGGACCACCCGAGTTTTTTCGTTTTCTGTTGGCGTTTCTGATCGATCTTGACCGTAACGTAAATATTGTCGTAGATCTTCGATAGGAATAGGACCATCGAGAGCATGTTATTTTCGACGCCGGCGAATGCGTCATTATAGAACTCGGCAATCTCCGCCGCCAGTTCGGCCGCTTTATCCGGACGTAGGGCCCCGGACCATTCCGCGCATTTATTGTAATCATCATCCCATACGGCGATCGCTCCAGGGTCCCCGCCTGATCCACCATCCGAGGGGTCGGCTCCCAGGGCGTAGAACTTGCCGGCCTCCGGTTCGCGGAATATGCGGATCTTCTCCCCTTTTACCTTTTCCGATTTCATTTCGCGTATAGCCTCGGCGGGTTTTATCATCGCCAGGATATCGCTCTCGAATACGTTTCCGAGTCCAGACTGGAACGCCTCGATTACGGTCGAGGGGTACTCCTGGCGCATGAGCTGGAGCCCGGAGAGTCCGACTTTATCATCGCTCGCTCGAGCGGCCTTTTCGAGATCCTTTACTTTCCAGAAATACCATCGGATCTGGTCGTCGTCGAGGTGGTACTGATAATGCTCGAATACGATATTATCCAGGGCCACCATAGCCGCGTCCCGCTCGAGTGGCGGTCCAGGGAGTCGATACTGAGGGTCCTCGTGCCAGGCGAAAAATAGGGCCAGTGTATCCATGAGCGGATCCGGGCCCGGGTTTTCGTAGTCCTCCATGAATGCGTCGTAATACTCGTTAAATCCGTTCGCTGTGGTTTCCTCAGTAATCCGGCCAGTGAGCGGGACCGCCTGTTTCGATCCGGCCTCGAGCTCCTGAGACTTTTCTCCCTCGATATATGCGCGCTCGGTAATATGCAACGCCTGGACCGTACCTCCTCGGAGCTTTAGGGCGACGTAGATCTCGGAGTCGAGCGGCTGGCCGTCGTAAGTCTCTTTAAACTTGAACATTCGGAGCGTATTACGTTCCGTTACCGGCTTGATATTCTCCGGGAGGTTTTCATAGGCGCGGTCCACGATCTCGAATATTTTATCGAGCGTCTCACGTTCGTGAGCGATGATCGCCGCGCCATGACCGGGCGTCCATAGGGCGTCATCCAGGTAATCGATACAGAATAAAGTCGTTACGCCGCCCTGGCGATATTTAAGAATCCTCGCGCGGAGGCGGGACCCCATAGCCGCGAGGATCATGAGCTGGACCCTGGACGGCTTGAATGTGATTAGGCGGCCGTTTTTATCGAGAATCTTATAGAGATGAGTTAGCCGCCACCACTTATTCCGTAGGCGGGACGGGCGGCTCGCTGGTATCATCCGACGCTCCCTCTCCGTTTTGCTTGGCGAGTTCGGCTTTCGCGGCCTCGGCCATTTCGTCGCGATCGTTTTTATCATCGTCCAGGCTATCGAGAGTATCCTCGACGGAACGGTTATTATTATCGACGACCTTTTTATCTTCCCACTCGAAATTATTCGTAAGGTTGAACTTGATTCCGTTTGAAACGCCGGATCGATGGAGGGCCGATTCGTTATATTCCTCGACGCGCTGATATGCGTCCTCTATGGAGAGAATTAATTCTTGACGGAGTTCTGGAGAAATTGTATCCGAGTAATGCTCCTCGCGCCGGTAATTGAGTAATGTTCGGCGGGATACTTTTAGTGATCGAGCGAGGCCCGTAACGGTGTAGGGCTTTTGTTCTGTCAGGACTTCCCGATCCTCATAGATGACGGCTCCCTTTTGATTCGTGCCGGCCTCGACCTTTTGTTTCTCGAAATGGGGATCGCAAGTATTGAAATAGTTCGATATCGCGAGATCGAGTTCTTTCACATCTTGAAATATAAACGGCCTCCCGGCTGGGGGCCCTTGTAGATTCTCCGGAACATCTGCCATAGTTGCTACCTTTCTCCGTTTTTTACGCGGTATCGTATCCGCTAAATAGGTTATTACATCGTCATTATAGCATTACCGCTATCTCTGTTTACGAAATTCCGGGGGTCGATCGTGGCCTATGTGCCAGAATCCACAGTGAGGGCATTCGTAGGGGGTCGTTTTGGATCCATGCTTTTTTCTGAGATTCTTAGCGGCCGCCTGGGCGATCTCGGCCGAGTCGTACTGGATTTTCTTGTTATGGAAACATTTTCCGAGGACGCCAGGATATCGCTTAGTCATGCTCCCATCATAGAAAAAGTGTATACACTCTGTATACACTTTTTCTCTTTATGCGATGACTTCGATCGTTTTCGGGTCCGGGTGGTGGACCGGACAATAGAGCGGCTCCTTTTTAAATTTACGGAGTTCTTTTTCGAGCTGGCCCTTGATCTTCATATCGGGCGACTGATCGAATAGATCCACGTTCTGATAAAAATCCCGGTGCTCTGTTACTCTGTTTTCGCATTCTTCGATCGAACATTTACCGCGCCTAGTTACTCTCATCGCTGAGATCGTCCACGATGAGCGGTCCCATCGTGGCGGCCGTAGCGGCGATCGAGACGGCGTTCTGAATAGCCTCTCGAGTAACTCGGACCGGATCGATGATTCCCTTAGCCTTTACATCGATGAGCTCAGTCGGATCGTTTACGTTATAGCCCATCCCAGTATTTTTATAGACGTCGTTAAATAGTGCGTCGCCATTCTGGCCGGCGTTCTCCATAAGAATAAGGAACGGCCGGTAAAACGCCTGGCGTAGGATCTTCATCCCGTCAGTATCGCCCACAAGTTTAGCGGCTAGGTTTACGAGAGTGATCCCGCCGCCTGGGACGATTCCCTCGTCGAGAGCGGCTTTCGCGGCCGCTACGGCGTCATCGACGCGATATTTCTTTTCGTCGATCTCGGTTTCAGTCTGGCCGCCGACGTGGATTACGGCTACCTTGCCAGATATTGCCGCCGCTCGCTTTTGTAGGACCGTCTGATTATATCCCGTAGCCTCCTCGAGCTGTTCCTTGATCGCTGAGATACGCGTATTCACGTCCTCCTCGATTCCCCGGCCGCCTATGATCGCCGTCTCGTTTTGGCCGCTACGGACCCGCCTAGCGCGTCCCAGGACGTCGAGCTCTAGCTTATCGAATGTTTCGCCGGAGGCCTCGGAGATGTATCGTCCGCCCGTCAGGATAGCGATATCTTCCAGGATTGCCGCGCGGCGATCGCCGAACTCCGGAGCCTTTATGATAATCGTATTAAATGACTGTTGGCGGTTATTGAGGATAAACGTACTGAGCGCGTCCCCCGATACCTCGTCGGCTATGATGACGAGATCCTTACGGTTCGCATTCGTCATCTTTTGCATGAATGGGAGGATCTCCATAATGTTAGAGATTCGCTTATCGGTAATCAGGATATCCGGGTTCTGGAGGATCGCCTGGCGTGTTTTCGCGTCAGTAATGAAAAACGGAGAGATATATCCCTGGGAGATCTCGAATCCCTTTACGATCGAATGAGTCGTCTCGGCCGATTGTGTCGTCTCTACTGATACCACTCCATCCGGACCGATTTCTCTCATAACCTTAGCGATCAGTTTACCGATCTCCGGATCGCCCGCGCTGATCGTAGCGATCTCCTGGATACGGTCCCGCTTGCTCTTGACGTCGATTTCCTCGGCCAGATCTGCCAGGAGTGCGATCGCCTCCTCGGCGGCGTCGTCGAGCTCTTTACGGAGCGTCTGTGGATTCGAGCCGGCGGCGATGAGCCGGTTCGCGGCCTTGAATATAGCATGAGTCAGGATCGTTACTGTCGTCGTACCGTCTCCGGCGAGCTGATTGAGGTTCTGAGCGGCGGATCGAATCAATTCGACTCCCTCCGAGTATCCTAGCTCCTCGGCCGTTTTAGGCGTAAACTGGACCGCCTCCGCGACTGTTACGCCGTCATGAGTGATCGTAGGCTGATAACCGTTTCCGATGATAGCGTTGCCGGCCTTTGGACCATACGTCGATCGGACGGCCGTCTCCAGGATCTCCATACCTTTTAAAATACGATTGCGGGCGTCATCGCCGTAAAATATCTGTTTTCCCATTTATAGAACTCCCAGGATCTCGTCCTCTTTTACGATCGTAATTTCTCGATCTTCGATTTTAATATCAGTAGCGGCGTCGCGGTTTATCACTACGACATCGCCGATCTTTACGTTTTTACATCCGGGCCCAGTGGCGAGGATCTTATAGAACAGTTTCGCCTCGGCTCCTGGAGCGAGTATGATCTGGCCGGCTTTTTTCGTCTCCTCGTTTCTCTCGAGGACCACGCGCGGGCCCAATGGTTTTATCGGGGATTTGCTCATCGCCCCTCCTTGATCCGGTCCGTTAGAACTGATACATCGCGTACCAGGTATCCATCGATAGCCCCTGGGAGTGATCGTTCGATCGATCCCCATTCAGGATCCAGGATCTCGATATCATCCAGGTATAGAGAGCGGTTAGGATCTCCGATCTTATCGACGACGAGCGCGATATAATCCTCGGCGATCGAGTGTTTGACGACGTGGCCGAGTGAATCGTACCATCCACGAGATACCGCGAATGCGACGCCGGTTTTCTGGTCCGGTACGCCCTGGACGTCCATTTTGATAGTCGATACGCGAGCTGAGTTCGAGTCTGTACCCTCTACGAGCTCGATCAGTCTTTCGTCCCATTCCCGGGTCCGGATGACTTGTGAGGCCCTCATAGGGAGGATCCATTCGCCGCGCGATAATGTGGTGAGCTGATTAATGACGTAGCCATCGCCCAGGAATGGATCTTTATTCTCCGGGATCCGGACGAACTCGAGGACCGGAGCGAATCCGATCAGGAATTCGATCGTTTTCATGTACGCCTGGAAAAATTCGATCGTCTCGCGATTCCAGTCGTCCTCCTCGTTTACCATGATGAGGAACTCAGTCGTCAGACGCTTAGTATTCGTCCGCGCCAGGAGGCCCATAATCGTTCGAGATAGATAAAGCGATCCCTCCCCGGTTGCGTCGATCAGGACTGATATACGCGGCGTAGGCTGTGGAGAGACGGCTTTTCCGTCGCTCCCGAGTTCGATACTTGCTTTAGGACCTGACATTATTCCCCCCTTACCCGCGCCATTTCGGCGTCGATCATTATTTTTACCATGTCATCGAATGACGTTTCCGGTTCCCATCCGAGTATCTCTTTTGCTTTGGTTGCGTCCCCACATAGGAATCCGACTTCGTTCGGCCGATAGAATTCTGGATTTACTTTTACGGCTACGGCTCCATCGATATAACCGATCGTATCTTTTCCGAGGCCCTCCCATTTGATATCGAATCCGAGAGCTTTAAACGCGCTCTCTACGAACTGAGTAATCATTCGGGTTTTTCCGGTAGCGATAACGAAATCATCCGGACGGTCCGCCTGGAGGATCAAGTGCATAGCCTTGACGTAATCGCCGGCGTATCCCCAGTCCCTCATCGAGGCCAGGTTTCCGAGTTCGATCGGCGTTCCGGTGTATTGCCATTCGACGGCTCCCCGGACGATCTTCTGAGTAACGAAATCGGCTCCCCGGATCTCGCTCTCGTGATTGAACAGGATCCCGCTTGATACGAATAGTCCCTGGGCTCGTTTCGACGCCGCCAGGAAATGAGCGGCCGCTTTTGCGATTGCGTATGGGCTGTTCGGATTGAGGCGGTTATTTTCCGTCATCTGGAACGTCAGGCCGCCCTCCGTAGGCTCGACGTCGCCGAACATTTCGGACGTGGACGCCTGGTAAATTCGGACCCGTTTCGCGTAATCTGCCGGAGCGTTTTCGACGGCCGTAATCAGATTTACGAATCCCTGGTAATCCTGAGTCGATACTTCGGGTATTTTGAATGAGAGGCCGACGTGAGACTGCCAGGCGAGATTATAAATCTCCTGAGGCATATACGCGGCGATGATTCGATTTAATGAGCTGATCGACTGGAGGTCCCCATCGACGAGGATTAGCCGACCGGCATTGATAGCCTCGGAAAAATCGAACTTACCGCGAACGCGGCGAGGAGGTTCTGTGGAGATCCTCCGGACGAGTGCGATAACCTGGTATCCTTTATCGATTAAATGTTTCGTGAGGAATGTTCCGTCCTGGCCGGTATAGCCGGTAATTAGGGCGACGCGGCCCTCCGGTTCTGGTAATGACGTTTTATTTTGATCCATGATAGAGGTTCTCCTTTTGGCGTTTAAATGCTCCAGGATCGAGGGATACCTGTTTCGGCTCCCAGTCCTGGAAAAAATGAAATAATGTCGGGTACGTTATCTGAGCCCCTACGAGCTCGCGAGACGGATCATCGTCGCGCATAGGCTGGACCTGGATCCGGCCGAACATCTTCTGGCGGATCCTGATCGTATACGTTGCG